TGGATGCCAAGGTTCGTGGATTTTTGCGTCCGATCACAAGGACAATAGGACTATTCAACTAAAATGCTTACTGAACTGCTTTCAAAATTTGTCCTTCCTGACGTGAAAGCTACGTTGGGAAGCGTTCAATCGTACCGCCTGATCCAAGCTGGATGGAGTGGATTGCGCCCATACTGGCATCCGCACACTCAAAACATCCGAAAAGAAGTTGGCGTGGGCGAATGGAAGCGCATCGTCTCTGCTAGCAATCAGCTTTATTGGAACTTTGGAGTGGTCGCCGGGGCCATCGAGGACAAATCAATGCTTGCAGTCGGTCGCCAATGGTTGCCGATTTTTGCTGGCGAAGATAAGGAGTGGGGAAAGCTCGCCACAGAATGGCTCATCAATCAGTTTTACCCTGTCGCGTATAACGACGGATCTGATTTTCAGAGCAAATTATATCTCGACTCGGTTGCTGTGGATCGCGACGGTGACGTTGGGACGCTTTACACGGAAACAAGGGATGGGTATCCGCAGTTTCAGCAGATTGCATGGCACGCCATTGGCTCAAGAGACCAGCGTGATGAGATCGACAAGGGGCCATATAAGGGGTTGCACGAATACAATGGCGTAATCCTGAACAAACAGGGGCGCCCGGTTGCTTATCGAGTACTTGGAAACACCAAGGAAGAGGATCGTGAAATTTCGGCATTCTCAATGGATTTTCTGAGTGAACCAAAGGTTCCAGATCAGGTGCGCGGATTCCCTTGCTTTACGTCCGCATTGCTTGATCTGCGCGACTTGACGACTGTTCAGGGATATGTGAGGCAGGCAGCCATGATCGCCTCGGCAATCGGCCTTATTGAGCATAACGAAGTCGGTGTCGGTGATCCAAATGATCCTGCGTACCAGATGATGAATTACGAAAATCCGGCACGCCCCCAAACGCTTGTTGGCGAGGAACTATACGGAGGAACCGTGCGGTACTTCCGTGCTGGATCTGGATCAAAGCTGGAGCAGCTTAAAAACACAACCCCGACCGAGGCGACTGACCGCCTCATGGAACGGTTGATCCGCAATGCTTTGATTGGGGCTGGGATGCCTCCAGAGTATTACTGGAAGCCTGAAGGAACTGGGGCGAACGTCCGCCTAATCATTTCCAAGGTGAACAGGACGATCAATGATCGGCAGGACTTGATTCGCAGTGTTGCTCGTCGCCGCATTGGATACGCAGTTAGCAAGGCGATTAAATTGGGCATCCTGCCGAAGTACAAAGGGTCAGATCTTGGTGGGTCGCTTAGGTGGAATTTTACGCTTCCACCAGTCCTAACAGTTGATGCTGGATACGCCAATCAAGATACGAGAGAAGCGTATAAGCTCGGGCTCAAGAATATGACCGAGATTCTAAGTGAGCAGGGCAAAACGCTTGAGCAGCATATTTCTGAACGAGTGAATGAGGAGCTTGCGATTCGGCAGGCAATGGAAGAGTACGATCTGCCTTTGTCTTCGTTCAAGATGACTACCGCAAACGGTAATCCACCCGATCAGGAAGCTGAAGAAATGGAAGAGGAGGCATCTCCGACTGAAGATGAAGGCGGGACTGAATCCGAAACTGAAGATCAACCAAAAACCCCGGCAAAAAAATGAGATTTCAGCACATCATCGAACAGGTCTATTACAAACCGTGGTTCATTACGCCTGAAGGATACGCTTCGGTGCGAACCGTTGTTGAAAGCAAATTTGCACAAAGCATTGATGGCACGGACGATAACAATGCGCTAACAATGTTGATTCGGCAACGCACACCCGCCTGCGTTGATGCGAATGGAATCGGTCATGTCAATATGCTTGGCGTGCTTGGGAATAAGCTCTCCAAGATCGAGGAATCCTGTGGGAATACCGATTATCAGCGCGTTGCGTCCGAGATTTCCGGCCTCATTGATGCTGGCGTGTCTGGGATAATGTTTGATATTGATTCCCCCGGAGGGACAGTTGCCGGCAATGCGGAACTGGTGGATATGATCCAGTCCATTCCTGTTCCAACGGTAGCGTTTACAGATTCGCAGATGTGTTCTGCCGCGTACAATGTCGCTGCGTCATGCAAGTACATTTTTGCAACAAAAAGCGCAACGATTGGATCGATTGGGTGCATTATTCCGTGGGTCGATAAATCTGAAATGTGGTCTGATGCGGGATTGAAGTTCGACCCCATCACAAACAAGGACGCGGATCTCAAGTCCGCCATGCACGGCCCGTCGCTTACGTCAGAGCAACGTGAATACTTGCAGGCCTACGTTGAGGAGGCTTACTCGCAGTTCAAGGGCAACGTGTTGAGAAACCGAAAAGTGCCATCAAGCGCAATGCGTGGACAGGGGTTCCTCGGAACACAGGCATTGAAGAATAATTTGATTGATGGGTTATTGACAAAAGATGCCGCATACTCAAAACTTTTGTCGGTTGTGAGATAGTGTGTTTCATAGTGGTTAGCCCTCCTGTCCGATTTGAGTGAATTGGCGGGAGGGCTAATTTTTTGCCCAAATGTGTTGGGCTGGGTTGACAAAGCAAAAAAATGCATGGATCAACCTACAACTCTGCAAGCCGCGTTAGAGGCAATCGATGCCGCTAATGGGCGCATTGCAATGCTGGAAAGTGATTTGAAAGCGGCAAATGATCTGGTTGAAAACGCTGGAGCATTGCAGGAGCAGATCAAGTCACTCACACATGAAAATAGTGAACTTGAACAAAAGGTTTTTGGTCTGGAAGGCGAAAACAAACGCCTGACGGAAAAAGCCTCCTTGAGTGAAATCAAACTTAATGAGGCAATCGCAGCCGCAGGAGTTCCTCCTGTTGCCGTTGCGCAAACCCCAGTTCAAGAAAGCAAGCAAGAGCTTTGGGCGCAATTCCGCGCATTAAGCATCTATGAACGGAATGACTTCTGGGCAAAGCACAAACACATTTTAACCGCTTAACTTTTAATCAACTAACTTCTAACTACTTATGGCTACCAATACCATCGCAGGTGTAAATTTAGCAGAGATCGCAATGGAGAGCCTCCCGGCCCTTCAGAACCTCTTTGCTCCACTACGGGCAATTGCAACAGATTTCTCCGCCGACATTTCGGCGCGTGGTGAATCTGTAACAACTCGCATTCCGGCAAAGCCGACTGCGGTTGACCTTTCCAGCGGATACACTGCTGGCGATACGAGCATGGTTGCTCGCACAATCAACCTTGATAAATTCCAAGGTTTTGTGTGGTCGTTCAATGACCTTGAGCGCTCCAAGTCTTCCATTATGCTCAATGAACTTTTCGTTCAGCCCGCATTGCAGGCATTGGGCGCAAAAGTGTACGGCGACTTGTGGAACCTCGTTACCGTTGCAAACTTCCCGACCGCCTCGGCAATCAATAGCTCTGCATTCACTCGTTCTAATCTGGCTGATCTTTCTGCCAGCTTGACGATCAGTGGCGCACCGCAGGCTAATCGTGCATTCCTTTGCAATCCGACCTACTATGCCTCGCTGGTCAAATCCATGAACGCCGCTGAAATCCCCGGCTTCATTATGGAAAAAGCCGAAGGTGTTGTTCCTCGCGTTGCGAAGTTTGACATCTACGAAACCGACCTCGCAGACGCTAATGGCGAATCTCTTGGGGGGTTTGCTTTCCAGAAGTCGGCTCTGCTTATGGCGGCCCGCTCGGTTGATTCGACTGGTGCTGCTCAGGCAGGCGTCGAGGTCGAAGATGTGGTGATTCCCGGCTTGAACATCCCGGTTCAGTTCCGCCGCTGGTACACCCCCGCGACTGGTGCGCTAAACTATTCCGTGTCTCTCCTGTACGGAGTTTCCGTAGGGACTGGGCAAGGTATTCGCGTGACTGGAACCTAATTTCGTGTAGGAAATTGAGTTGCCCCTCCGTTCGGACTAGTCTGGGCGGAGGGGTTTCTTTATATGCCTCATCGAACATTCCAAGACTACCAAGATTTTTGCCTTAAACGCGCAACAGCGTTTGTTGGTGAGCCGTTTACCCACAAGGGCATAGAGTACAAAGGGGTGATTGCGGAGGTGAAAAATACGCGAGACATCGAGTCTGGTGGATACCGAACTGGATCGCTTCTCAATGTCTACGTGAACAAACTTGAGTTCCCCACTCCTAAAATGGGGGAAACAGTCACCGCAAGGGGGAAGACCTTTTTAATCAAGGGATACTCTGCGGATTCAATTTCATACATTCTTCATCTCGAAGATCCGAACAAGTAATGAAGGACTTGGCAATCAGCAGGGCAATCAGGGATCGTCTTAAGACGGAGTTTCCAGATATTTACGTCGGATCACCTGTGGATGGTGAGTCAATCGTGATGCCTGCCATCCTGCTGGACATTGAGTCCAAGAGTTCAGTAGGATCTCCTCTTTATAGGGGAACGCTTTCTGTCAGCGTCAATTCGCTTGCAGAAACAACCGGAGAGGAAGATCACAGGCAGCTTTGTGAGGCAGTGGACGCATCAGTACGCCAGATGACCGGATATGGCGGGTATGGAGCCATTTTAGATGGCGTTGTTGCCACAAATGTTAGACAGCATCCGGTAGACCAACATTGGTCGTCCATGATGGAGTACATCATTGGATTTCATTAGTTGACAACAGAAAAAATGTTATGCCTTCCTTTGGAATTAGCACAAACTGGGGCGAGACGCGGCCCGACGGATACGTTCAGGAGATTTCCCGCGAAATCACCGCTGAAACCGCAAGCATTAAGGGGCTTACTGGAGAAACAGTTGTAGCCACAAACAAGCCAAGAACGGTAACGACGATTACCGCAAAATCAAAAGGCAATCCAGACTTGAGCCTAATCGCTCGCGGAGACAAGGGTGTTGGGTATTTTTATGTTACTGGCGCAAAGTATTCCGAAAGCAACGACGACTTCGGGACTGCCGAAACAACCGTAACGATGTACGAATAAACTATGGACTCTTCATTTGGTGTACATTCAGTATCGTGGGAATTGACCACATCGGTAGATGTGGATCATTCTACGGAGGTAAAAGTTCTCTTGGATAAAAATGGGCATCATTACGACACGTATATGTCGGATGACTCATATAAAGTTACGGTTAAGGGACACGGCGATGATTCTCCTGTTGGAATCACAGACTTTGGCCAAGCCAGTTCTCCCGGAAAGCCAACATATGGAAATGTAACTGGAGGCTTCATCGTTAACTCGGTAAAATCAACCCAAACCAACGAAGACTGGATCACATGGGAATACTCTGGCACGGTTTATCCGCATTTGCTGGAATGATTTTTTGCTTATTAAATACTAAATTATGTTAAAACAAGGTCAAAAAATAAATTTCATACAAGACAATTTGCCTCCAATAAAATCACCTAACACAAAATTAATTTGTGCTTGGATGACTTGTGGCGGCAAACTGATTGATGGTCAACAGTTTCGCTATACGGTCGAAAAAACCGATAGCGGGGAAGATAAGCTCAATGTGACGTGGCTGATGGATGCTGGCGTCAAAGTTGAGTTCGATTCCTACAAGCCTGTGCCCGGTAGCCCCGGAATGTACACAAAGGAAAAGGAAACAATTTCGTTTTCCGAATTCCAGAACAGAATCAAGGATGAAGTTTGGTGTGAAGAAAACGCTGAACATCCGATTTCGTACATTCACTTCTACAAAGAAAATCTCCGAAAGATGATTTCCTTTTTGAAGAAAACCTCTCCGGCAATCAAAATTCGCACAGCAAAAGGCGTTGCGGTAATTTCACAGGACACGCCTGAAGACATCAAGCAGAGAATCTTGTCTGAACTTTAATGAAATCCCAATCATTCGCAACAGAAACGGTTGGTGGGCTCAAATTGCGTCCTTGGACGCTTTCCACCAGAAAATCAATCATGGCCCTCATTCCGGAGTTCAAGGAGGATGAGGATTCGATCCAAAGGCAAATCGTGACGATTGCTTGGATTCAGTCTCAGGAACCTGAGGACGTTGAGCAGATGATCCGCGACGGAAGTGCGGAAAAAAAGATTACAGAGTTCGAAAATCGCTTTCCACTGGCGGCATTCCCGTCCGTTGCGGCGTGGGCAGCAAAACAGGCAGAGGCGGTGCAAAGCGCAGTTGTTACTGTCGTTCCAAAACCAAGTTCAGGCAGCAAGGGGGAACAAGCTCCCCCAAACTAATAGCGCCAGAGTGGGAGGCATCATTTGTCTACACTCTGGCACGATATTGCCACTTTGATGAATTCTTCATCTACTATCGGCTTCCGCTTGAGCGGGGGCTGAGGTACTACCATTGTGCGCTATGGGAGAATGGCGCTTGGACTGTCAGAGAGACATCGGCTGCGCAAGTTGAAAAGAAAATCGCGGATTTGCAAAGTTGGATTGACACTCACAAAAATATGATGGCGGCGGATGCGGAATCCGACGACGATGAATATGAGTGAATATGGATTTGAATCAAATATGGAGGAGGTCTGCGACAAGTTTGTTCAACAACTTGTCAAGAATGCCTCAAAATCCAAAGCTGATTTTCCTCGAATTGCAGGCGCAAATTTTGCCGGGGTGATAAAAAATCTGTTCGGCCTAACTCCGCCAATGTGGGCGTCATTTATCCGCGCAGGAGATGGCGACAAATCTGGAGGAGGCGTTCAGATTAACTACGATCAAGGGCTTAAGCGAAGCACAAAAAACATCGCTCGCGACATGAATCGAGCAGGGTGGGTGCTTCGGAGCCGAGGAAAATTCGTAAACCACGATGTGCAGGCGATGGGCGCATCTTTTGTTAATGAGTACCTGAGTAAGCGCAATGAAAGGAAGCGATTTCCTAAAGGCGCAATGGGGAATCGACCTATTGCCGAGGCGGATTGGGCAAGACTTGAGAAGACATTAAAAGCTAGACAGGGATATACTCCCGGTGGATGGGTTGCCGCCGCAAAATTTTTTAAGGTCAGGGGCATTCCTACATGGATTAAAAGACACGACTCTCGCTCCGGAGGATCTGGCGGAATGGAGATAAGCGATTCACTCATCAGAATGTTTGCGATCAATCCAAGCAAGCACTATAATGCCGCAACAATCCAAAAGCGCATCGAGACCGCAATAAGAATGCAGACTGCCGTAATGCGCCGCGACTTTGAGTTTTGGTTCAAAGAAAAATTTGGAGACGCTGGATTCACTACTTGACCTATGCCTTTAGAAGCCGAAATCAAACTGAAGATTCAGCAGTTCACGGACGCAATGCGTTCAATGCGTGAACATTTTAAGGAGCTTGGAAAAGAAGCAACAGCATCAGCAAAACAAGCAGCGGACGCTTTGCGGAGAGTTGGAGATGCGGCAAAGAAAAGCGCCGAATCCATGAAGGGAGGAGGATCTGCTGATCTTTCAGCCACAATTAAAGGCTTAATGGATATGTTTAACAAATTGAAATCCGGTGGTTTCAATATGAAAAACATGACAGAGTCAATGTCTGAGTTTGCTAAAAAAAGCTCTGGCGGACTTAATGCTGTTCGTGGCTTTATGAACATTGCAGAGGCAATGACAAGGCTTGCCGGAGGAAATTTTGCGGGCGCAATGGCATCTGGATCGCGTGCGTTGTATTTGCTTGGCGCTGCTTGTGGCCCTTTAATTATTGGTCTTGGTACTGCTGTTGCGATATTAACAGGATTAGGTATCGCTGCAACATTTGCCTTGAAGGGAATAAATTACTATACTGAAGCTGTCGCAAGATCGCGTGAAACTGGATTAAAGGTTTCAGATTTGCTGCCAATAGAGGCAGCTTTTGAAATGATTGGCGCACGGGCTAGCAATGCCGCTCCTGCGCTTGGTCAATTTTTCACGAAACTTACAGAGGCTAGATTTGGAGCCGGGGAAACCGCAGAAGCGCTGCGAGTGCTTTCGGTGATTTCTGGAAAAGAATTAAAGCCAATGAAGTTGCTTGAAATGAACAACATTGATGCGCTCAACATGGTGATTGACGCATTAAGAATGGTTGGAAACGAATCCCAAAAAATTCAGCTCGCATCAAAATTGTTTGGAAGCAAAACTGGCCTTGAAATTAAGGCAATAATAGATACTGGAGCATTGGATTCAGCAAGATCAAAAATGTCATACATAAATGATGAGCTTGAAAGTCAATCTGAAACAATAGCTTCAGTTGGACAGTCATTTTCTGTGCTTTGGTCTATTATTTCAAGTGGAACATCACTGGTATTTGCTTCTCTTTCAAAGTTGCTTCAGCCAGTAATGGATTTCTTTAGCTTCATGTATGGATTTGAATTTCTTTCAAATATATTTGCGGACATTGCTAGCTTAATAAATAGCATTGGAGTTATATTAAGTCCGGTGATGGCCCTTCTTGGAGGATTGCTTTCTGTAGTTGCGCTTGTTGGCGCTGCAATAGTTAAAATCTTTGCGTTAGCTGCTGCTGCTATTGCAGTATTTGTTGATCTTGTAATTCAGCTGGTTGATATTTGGGCTACATTTATTAAATTATTTACATTTGGCGCAGTTGATGTTTCAAGTGATGCAATTTCCAAGAAAGGCAAAAAATCCGAAGGCGGAGAAAAGCAGGGCTCAGTAGTTCAGGCATTCCTCCCGGTGCAGGCAGCAATCGCTGGAAGCCTTACAAAGGTAGGCGGCGGCGGCATGGCATTTGGTGGCGGCGCAGGGGCGGTTGATCTCCAGCGGGAACAGCTTGAAATGCAGCGGCAAATTCGCGACAATACGGCTCCAATCAAAAACATGACAATGAGACAGGTGAGCGTGCAAGAGGGAACCGGAAACGATTACGGCTACGGCTGGCAATAATTTATGGCTGATCCAGTACTTACAGAACAACAGTGGTCACGCGATCTAGACGGCTCTTACAAGCGCACGGATATATCAAGCTCATTTAGTGACTTTGAGCCAAAAGGCACTTGTATTCAATACAAGAAGTCCATTAAAGATGCCACTTACACAATTTCCGAAGAGTTTATTGAGGCAGGCGGAGAGGGCACTTGGCAAGTTGATTGCACGACTTCACAAGAGCCGATTGAAACACATAAGTATTTTTGGGATATTGATTCAAAAGAGCAAAGAAACTGGGCCTTATGGAAAAAAGACCCAAAGCATCCGCAACTTGATCCTGCTGGATGGGAGCCGCTTGCAAGCCAAGACGAAAAAATCTGGACACTTTATTATTGGTGGTCTCGAGATGTTACGTCGTATCTTGCTCCAAGGATTGTTTTGAGATGGACCGTGATCGAGCAGCACCCGCCGAATTGCAGTCATGTTGGGTTAATTGCCGAAGGATGGGGCTTCCCGGCCATCAATACCCCGGGTGGAATGAATTTTTTGATGTCTGGAGCAAACGGCAGACAACTTGGCACTCCTGAAAGTGGATCTGAATGGTATCAAAATACATATGAATTTTTGTCTTCGGCAAGGCAAACTGGAGCAACGGGGGAACCCGGATGGTTGCAGTTTTTATATACTAATCAATAGCCATGATTCCCGACATATGGAAAGGCAAGCCTCTGTATGCTCAGGATATTAAAAACCTGATCGATGAGGTCAAAACAAATCGCGTAACTGACATCAATGGCGGAAGATTGATTCGCGGAATCAATGGAACAACGATCATCATTGATAAGCAGCAGACCGGAGGGGGAGGCGTGGGTGACACTACATACCATCCCTTTCAAGTGCTGCGAGCGCCAGCCGAAGACAATGACGACGGAAAGCCGTACTTCTATATTTACGAAGAGTCATACCTGATAAGGGATGCCAGCGAGCGGGAATACATCCAAATCACCCCAATTAATACAGCATACGAAAGGTTTGCTCTTCCTGAAGACCTTCCTGCCGCCATTGCTGTTACGCTTGAGTTTAATGAACAGATGACCGTCACATCGGCGTACTTGGAGCAATCCAAGATCGAAGACTATTTTAATGATTACCCAAATCCAGTTGTAAGGGACACTGAAGCAGAGGGGTTCAATTATTTGCGTCAGACTAAAATGCATATATTTTTAGCTGAAATCGTCGGAACTGGAGACAAGCGCGATGGAATTGTCGTGGATGATGAAGGGGTTAAAAAGAAAATTGTTCAGTTAGTGGATACTGATTTGCTGTTTACGTGGAGTGTTTTTGATGGATTGGCAGCGCAAATTGCTGTACCGTGGAAACGCTGCTCAAGGGCAGCTGGAAACGCTCCTTGGGTTCCAACGCCATATCCTCAAAATAATCAAGGCTAATGTACCCGACCAATCCTTACGGAGTTTTCCCATTCGAGGGGTTAAAAATTCCCAATAAAAAACCATTAAATACCCAAGACCCAAATCTTCCTCCTGACGAAAACGCTCCTTGGCTTTTGGATTATGAAACGCGGTATGAGTATGTGGATTTTAGAATTTTAGATCAAGATATTCTAAGGTTAGCAAAAGAAGCGGAAGAAGGTGAAGCGAAAAATTTAGGAGACCAATATGAGCTTGGGTCTTCTGAGTGGTGCTTACGCGGCGGAAGCCCATTTGGCACACGTCTTACAGAGAATGTTTTTGCGGATTCGCATACCGGCGGAATTTATTGCTATTTCATGCAAACAGTTCCAAAGAGACTTGCTCACAAATGCGTTAATTCAGGAGGTTACTTTGTCACCCGATTTGTGCAATCTGTCGATGAAGGGGAAACATTTTCAATCAACCCATTTACAACCGAAGGGTGCGAGGCGCTCAATTTTGGATTTGATGAAGGTTGGGGCGCCGTATTGTGGGACGCATACACCAATGAAGCTTACGGACTGGAAGAAACTAGTAGTGCAATCGACCGCAGAGGGTTTGTGTTTTCTCCGTGCTTCACTGATTCACCGCTTCAAATTGACGGAATAAAAAAAATAGGAACATGGGATGCGGATAAAAACGATCCGGATCTGGAGAATTGGCCCCCGAGCCCAGAGATTCCTCCTCTTGAAATAAACGACATGTTCGTTGTTAGTGTTGCTGGACACACTCTGCTAAATGGAATAAGTGACTGGGAAAAGGGAGACTGGGTAGTTTGGGATGGCGAATTTTTCAACAGAATGGTTCCCAGCGCCAAACTTTATGATTGTGCAAGGACTCCGGACTACATGCCTTGGAACAGGTTGTTGCAATATGATTCACCAAAGGACGGCAACCCGGATGTTGATGTAAATTCCGAGATAGACAATTTGTTTCCGATTACTGAAGAAAATTACGAAGAAAAAAGGATTCTAGCAAAACGCTTTGCGCTTCAATTTGATTGGAGCAAACAAAAGCGTGATCTTTCCATCGTGAAGCAAAGGCTTTGGGAGCTACATGAGTTTGGGTTAATGCGGATACCAAGTTGGGAATTTGAAAAATCATATTGCGCAGTTCAAGGAGAGCAGCGCAATAATGCTCTTGGAAATAATGGAGATTTGATTTGGCTTGGATGGCAGCCAATAAAAGACGATGACCTCAACATTAACATATTGTGTAGGATTCGTTGGCCGCAACTTCGGTTGCCTCACCTGAGTCCGCAAAAACTTGGTTTACCAGAAGGGTGTAGTTTAGTAGCTACAGAATTAAACGGTGAACAAGGTTATTGGACGGCATTAATCAGCGGTGATGAACTTTATCCAATTTTTACTAAAACAACTGAAGGCTCAGATACAGTTTATTCTTCTGGACAATTTTGTTCAATTGGCGGTTCAATAAATCAAAGAACTGTCCAGAGATTTATAGTTGACGAAAAAACACAGCTTTTGAGAGACAGTGGAAGTCTTGACGAGGTAATAGATATAAATCGAAAGCTTCCATATTCCGGGAAGGGTTACGCAAGAATATCTGATAGTAAACTGTGGACTCGGATAGATTGGCCATCTGAAATTGGGCCACCAACAGAAACAGGAGATTATTTTGAAGATTGGGTTCCTGCATATACATACAATGGAGCTCTTGTAATAGACTGGTATTTACCTGAATATGTAAGTGTTTCAGAACAAATTATTGAGCAACAGCAAATTCCAAAACGAGTAGGTTTTAGAAAATTGCCAAATGAATGGTTTTTGGGATCAGACAATCCAGAGCACTGGGATATTGACTATATTCAACAGCATACAGTCATTGGGTTTTCGGCGGAAGAGTGTGCAAAACTTGGCCCGTCAAAATTAAAATTTCCGCTTTCACATATTGATCCAGAAAATCCAGAAAACAATTGGAGTGGAGATGTTTTTTTGATTAAAAGACCAAAGGAAGTAAATGATCAGGGGATTCCAATTTCATTTGAATATAAATTTTGGAGTCCAATACAATCAGATGCGGATGAAATGGAGGAAAGGATTCCTGAGATTAAATACTGGGCTGATGACTTTTACTGCAACCCAGACAAATATGTGGAAATCGGAGCGCATCGTTTTTTCGATCCAGACTCAAAAGGTGAAAAGCAATTTGCCGGAAGACCAATTTACGGTCACGTTGAGTTGTTGAATTCTTTTTTCATTGAGGTATACACGACACCTTCAGACCCAGATCCTGCCCAAGGAAGTTGACACCCTCCTCGGTTTGTGGTCTCCGGAGCTTATAATTTGACGATTGAGAAGGGAACCGATTTCAGCCTTTGCTTTCGGCTGAGAAACGGTGGGGAGACCTTCGACTTGACGGACTGGGTGTTTGCCTCGCAGATCCGGGAAAACCCAGATTCCCCAGTAGTTGCCGACTTAGACACCGCAATCTCTGAGGATGGGGAGCGGCTCACGATTTCACTAGACTTTGAAACAACTTCTGACTTGGACGCAGGCGCGTTCGTTTGGGATTTGTTTTGCATTCGACCCGATGGCGTACATATGCGCCTCCTCGAAGGGCAAGTGACAATCGTTGAGCGTGTGACCCATGCCTAGCCTCGACATATTTGAATGCTTCAACACGCCCGAGGTCGTCGAGATAGTCGATTGCCTTGAAGTCAATGTGTCGGATGAAACGGCTGGGCCTGAAATTATCGAGATTCTCCAAGGCCCTCCGGGGCCTCCCGGCCCTCCCGGCCCCGGAACCGTTGAGAGCGTGAACGGGTACACGGGCCCGCACGTCACTTTGACAGCAACCGATGTGCAGGCACTTCCGATTAACGACCCAATAATTGGGGGCACATACTAAACCTTTATGGCAAATCCCATCATTCCCAAATACAACGCCAACCCGCTAAACACTAACGCTCCAGCGGCTGCCAATTTAACAACCGGCGAACTAGCCTCCAACCTAACGAGCGGCAAGCTTTATTTGAAGCTTTACGACGGTTCGGTGAAGGAAATTTCGGGACAGGTTTCAAGCGTAAACTCCTCGATAGGTGATATAGTAATCACTCCGCAGAATATCGGAGCGATCGCAACCTCTGAGCTTGGGGCGACCGTCGCAACGCTTGATGGCGGCGGCAAACTCCCATATGCGCAGCTTCCAAGCATTGGGACTTCTGAGATCTCTGCACTGACCACGTCAGCCATTGCTGGCTTGATTCCCCAGCTTGATGCCGGCGGGAAGATTTCGCTTGACCAAATCCCGTCATCGGTCATCGGTGGGCTCACGTATCAGGGTGCATGGGATGCTTCCACGAACACTCCTCAACTGGATTCCGGAGTTGGAACCAAGGGCCATTATTACGTGGTCTCTGTTCCGGGCAACACGATGCTGGACGGGCACAACGACTGGTTGAGTGGTGACTTAGTCATCTTCGATGGAACCGCTTGGGACAAAGTCTCGGGGAACGATTCCGAAGTCGTTTCGGTGAACAACGTCACCCCAGTAAACGGGAACATAACGCTCAGCCCGTCGAATGTTGGTGCGGTTTCTACAGCGGATCTTACCACGCTGACCTTGGCAAACAAGGTTCCGCAACTCACCTCAGCAGGGTTGCTATCAACGAATCAAATCGGAGCGACAACGACCTCGCAGATCGGAGGCCTGATCGTTGGCGATAATTTGACGGTGGACGCCAATGGCCGTGTATCTGCAGTTCAGGGAACATACACGCTCCCAGCCGCCACCACCTCAACGCTCGGTGGGATCAAGGCTGGAAGCGGCTTGAGCGTGACGTTGGACGGCACGCTGTCCGCAGACATCGCAACTTCTTCGGACGCTGGACGCGTAAAGCCGGGAACCGGATTGCTTGTGGATGGAAGCGGAACGCTGACACCGGACAACACGTACGTGATTTGCACCGACACCGACCCGCAATACTTCAACGGCGGCACTTACTAAGCCATGTCGAACCCGATCATTCCACGCACCAATTCAGCCCCCGGATCGGGGGCTCCCTCTTGGTTGTACCTTGGAGAGATAGCCTCCAATCGCTCAACCGGGAAACTCTACCTTGGTGCGGATAGTGGAGTGGTCGAGGTCTCGGGAGGCGGCGGAGGAGCAACTACGTTCTCCGAGTTGAGCGGAACCCTGCAAACGAGCCAGCTCTGCGCTCTGAGTGGTGATGTGACGGCTCTCTCAGGGACGGCAGTCACCTACTTAAGCAAGATCCAAGGGAATCCGCTGTCCGCCGCCTCTCCGCTGGATGGGCAAACATTGCAATGGAACGGGAGCGCATGGGTTCCAGGAGCGATTCCGTCTGGTGGAAATGGTGGAGGTGGGTTGCTCTACTATTTGAATTTTGGGACGGCGGCATCCGCCCCAACAACTGGGCTTCCAACGACTCCCGTTGTTCCTCATGAACTGGGCCGCGTGGCCGATAGTGGCCTCACGACGCTCACCAGCGGAACGCTCTCCACGAGTGCTTATGACTTGGTTTGCGGGTTTGTAAGCGATCCGCTAGACCCCGATGTGAACGCAATCCCTGCGGGGTTATGGGATTTCAACCTGTTCGCGTCATCAAACGCGAATCAGTCGAACCAAACGATCGTTCAGGTTCGAGTTTACAAGTACGACGGGACATCTCCAACGCTGATCGCAACGTCCGGAGATGTGAGCATCTACGACCCGACCGTGACCGCTGAATACTCGGTGTCTGTCGTGATTCCCCAGACATCGATCTCCCTATCCGACCGCATTTACATTGAGTTGCGAGCGAAGGCGACAGGGAACAACCACACGGTCACTTTCTCATTCGGCGACTCTTATCCGTCGCACCTCCACTCTACTCTTCCCAGCATAGGGGGATCTGGATTGGTGAAAGTAATAAATGGCGTGATGCAGAGCCCTGCGAGTTTGCTCATAAATGGCGACATTGACGAGAATGCGGAAATCTCCCTCTCAAAGCTGGCGCAATCTTCAGCGACGACCTCTCAGGTGCTTGGTTGGAGCCTTAGCGGCTGGGGTCCCAAAACGCTGACAACGGCAGATATTGCATCTTTCAGCAGTGCGGCGGCAAGCGCAGCTCCGGTTCAGAGCGTGGCAGGCCGCACCGGCGCAGTGACACTAACCACGGCGGATATCGCGGGTTATAGCGCAGGCGGTGTCACTTCCGTTGCCGGGAAAACTGGCGTTGTAACGCTCACGACGGCTGACATTGGCGGGCTTCAAAATGCTGTCTACAGCACCACAACGGGGCTTACCGGCGCGACAAGTTTGGCGAATATCATTCAAATTACCCAAGCGGGGTATAACGCGCTCACCCCGCAAACGAACACGCTCTACATCATCGTCGGATGATTCTAACCGATTCAATCGCTGGATACGCGGGCGCGGCGACGGTTAATGCAATCGCCTCGGAATCGGCTTC